ACGGTCAATATTGCGACGACATGGACACCGTGTATCATGGATTTGAAACAAAATTGGATGGCAGCGGGAAAGTGTTGGTTTATTTTCCGTACAGCGAAACCATAGGGGACCTCCAAACTGACCAAACTGACCAAACTGACCAGGATCTCAAGAATCTTCGTTTAACGGAGGCAAGAATCGACGTTTTACTTGGGCACGACGCTCAAAACAACGTTGCGCTGTCGGTAAAGCGCGATATGCTGCGAAAGGACCCCGTCTTCACGGTTACCGACAGCGACGACACCGACGACACCGACTGGAACTCTCTTGATCTTCCAGAGAACACGCTACGAGAGGACGTCGCAGCAAAATACCAAGAATTCATTGAACCATATACGTATAATTATCTTCAATGGTCCGATCCTCTTTTAAAATACCAATATGAAATAAGAAAGTACGAAAACGCAACAAGCAAAGAAGTTAAAAAAAGCAAAGGTGGAAGCCTGAACAACAAAGAAGCATTCACCCACATTCACTACGATGGTGGATTTTACCCAACTTCCAACCAAACTGGTTCACCGACACCAAGTGAGGAAGATGTAATTGAACGTGATAGAACTGTGCAGAGTCTTAGAACAAACATTACATACAATTCTTACGAAAGTCCAAACATGATATGCACTGAAGCTGACGGACTTACATGGTGTCGATCAGGCTTTATAGATCCCGACCATGGCTTTGCCCAAACTATGGATGAGTATAATCTAGAGGACCTAACAGACACCGAGAACTATAAAGACGGATTAACAAAGTCAAATACACATATAGACATTACTACCAAAAAGTGCAAAGAGGTCTGTAACGCGGATTACGACTGCGAGGGGTTGCTTATTAGAGGATATCCAAAGACAGACCCTGAGGGTTCTGAAACCGATTCGCACGGCTGTTGGCTGTTGAAAAACGTCAATACAAAGGGTCTCGTTCCAAGTGAGACCAAGGAGTCTATATTGTTTGAACTTGAATTTAATGATGATGCAAATGAGGTAACAAAAAAGGAAACCGATGAGGACGCATCTGGCACAATTATCAACGAAGTAATCATGATAAAGGAAGTAAAGGGAATACCTGATCTACGACACGGACAAAGCATTTCGGCTCCGTTTGGATTAGATGATCATTGTATGGAACTGGTAGAAGGAAAAGCCCCGGGTGATGCAATCCAAACCTGCAACGGGGACCCGTCGTGTGCGTGGCACCACGAACAACATAGTGCTGATATCACGACGGGGTTTGCCAGATATGGCGACGTTGGTTATTTTAGTTGCAACGACCGGATCGTAACAGGATCATGCAACGAGGTCGGAATTGATGCCTGCGAAAGCAGCAAAGTACAAGAAGGCAGCGTCTCGCGCAGCTGTAAATGGCAAGACGGCTCATGCCAGAATGATAAAACATGCGCTGAGGAAGTTGCTGCGGAAGTTGCGGGAAGCTGGTCTTGTAGAGCCAAACCCCTCGTTGATGTAGAGAAGCAACAGTGCTTTTGTTCTAATTCGGGGCAAACGGTCTTCAATCCGAAAATGGTGGTCAACGTTGGTATAATGAATGGTGACCTCTTGGTTACACCATCAGAATCTAACCATTACACGGATGCCCCCCCGGGAAATAAAGTAACCCAATTCTCCTCGGATTTTGGGAACGCGCCCTTTTACACGCAGTCGTGGACCGACAACCACAGCCAGTGGCTTCTGTAGGAGGAGATTCGAATTGTTAGAATTATTAAATATAGAATTATTAAATATAGAATTATTAAATATAGAATTATCAAATATAGAATTATTAAATATAGAATTATCAAAAATAGAATTATCAAAATTATTTTTTGCCCGTTTGGGGGACGACAAACCGCAAACCGAAGAAGTAAACTGAAACTGAAACTGAAACTGAAACTGAAACTGAAACTGAAACTGAAACTGAAACTGAAACTGAAACTGAAACTGAAACGAAACTGAAACTGAAACTGAAACCAAACGATCACGAGGAGGGCCAAAAAAACGATATGTATAATATGTAGTAATGTTTTAAAGATGAGCCGCGTAGAAAATCATTCCCGACATGATCCATAAGGATGTATTTAAAAGCAAAGAAACGTAGATAACATTTTCCAAGGATTGTATTTTTTGTGAAACATCAACTTGTTCCTTTAACTTGTTCATATTTGCGCATAAACCAAAGATTTTCATAAAATCTTCAGTAAATGGCTTTCGATCTTCATCGTCGTCACTCCCGTCCCCACCTCCTTCGTGTTTCGGGGAAGTGCTATCTTTAATTTTTTCTAAAACGACACCGTCGGGTACTTTTGCAATATTGAATTCTGCGTGACCGAGTTTAGTGCTCGAAAAGAATCCCATTTTTCTTTGAGTATATTTTTCAAAACACGCTACAAACGTAAACTAGTACGTAAAAATCGAGGCTAATTTAGATTTAATTCAGCTTAGAAGTCGGGTGGGAAAACACCCGAAAATTCCGAGGAACATGATGTAAATCACGAGCCCGGGGTCCATAGAGACCTATTACATGTAATTCTTTTTTTTAGTCTTACATCTACATTACATCGGCACCAAACGTTACTAAACGTTACTAAAATGTCGCCGCTAAATTGAAACTGAAATTGAATTGTTTTTTCCAGGAAAAAAATGAAACTAGAAGACGAAGCGAGGAAATTGATATTCCAATTATGGCAGTTTTATCTTGGAAAGAGGAGGATGATTCCTCTACCGACCCCCTCTTCTCTGATGAGGACTGACTTGAAAACATTAAAAAATACCGAATATTTGATAACGTACAAAAACGATGGTGTTCGACAAATTCTGCTCTTCGGATTTACAGAAAACGATGAGAAAGATTTTTCCGTTTTCATGCAACGAAACGGGAAATGCAACAAGTCCCCCTTCACGTCTACATCCTCCGATGTTTACATGGGAACGATTTTTGACGGGGAATTAGTAGGAAAAGATTTTATCGTATTTGATGTTGTAACGGTGAATGGAGTTTCTTGCGCTTCGCTTCCACTCAGGGAACGATTGAAAATGGGAGAATCCACCCTTCCCCACATCAAAAACAAAAATGGCTTCAAGTTGTTTATAAAAGATTTTTACGATAGCGAAGCCTCGGGGCATATATTTGAATCTTTCGAATCTTTTGAACACGATAAGGCATTACGTGGCAAATACGACGGAATCATCCTAGCGCCATCTTTGGATAGCGTTGGGGTCGGGCGGTTGATGAGGTACTTCAAATACAAGCCGACTACCCAGACAACTATTGACTTGTCTTGGTCTACAAGCGACAACCTTCTCCGCTGCGGATCTCCTGGTTTTGAGATCTTGGAAGATGCGATTCCTAAAATTCTATGGAAGTTCGAACATTTCTCGCAGAAGAAAGATGGTGTGTACGAATGTGTAATCAGCCAAGAGGCAGCTAATATAACCCTCAACCCGAAGATGAGAAGAGAAGATAAAGACTCGGCCAATTCAAAGTATGTTATATTGAGAACTCTCCAAAATCTTCAAGAAAATATAAGACCAATGGAAGTTTTTAATTCCCTAAAAAAATAAAAAAAAGTTCAATGATAAATAGCATGATAAATGAACGCCAGGAGAAGTTTCTTTGCGTTACTTTGGAATTCTAAAATATCTGCACTCAAAGTAAGAACACGCATGATTCAGCAACACGGGGTTTCATGCAACGAAATAAAGACCGTCGTATTTAGCGGAGGTGGGTTGCGCGGAGGTCCCATGCTAGCGGGCGCCATGTTGCGGCTGCACGAAACGTTTAAAAATTTTGATTTTTATAGTCCAAATAGAACATTAGAAGAAGTTCGCGGGACATCGATAGGGTCAATGGCGGCGGTTTACGTGGCATGTAGAATACCCCCGAAAGAATTCGTAGATGATATGCTTACGGTCGATTACGAACAAATGGTACAATGGTCGGTTTTGTCTCTGATGGGCACTTATGGTCTAAACGATGGAAAGGAAATTACAAAATACTTTAACAATTTTATATACGAAAAAACCGGCATAAGTGACTGCACCTTTGAACAACTATGTGCGTGGAGCGGGCTGCGAATCATAATTATTGCGAGTGATATTAATCAGAACGGAGAAGAGTTTGTAATGAGCGGAGCAACTACTCCAAAAACAAAAGTGTGCGAAGCCATCGCCGCGAGCATGGCTATACCGATCATCTTTTCGCCGCAGCGATTAGACGAAAAGGTGCTGGTGGACGGCGGTGTCGTAAATCATTTCCCAATTGCAGGAAAGGCTGGAAAGTGTGATCCGAGAAGTACGCTTGGGTTTTTATGTTGTTCTCAGGAGCGAATAAAACATATAGGCTCGGACGAGCCCTGGTCCTACTACGACAGGTTAATCAGCGTTCTTTTGCGAATGCTAGATAAGTCCCAACGTGAGCACAGAGAACATATAGTGACGTTAAAATTAGAATCACCCGAAAGCGTACCCGGGACCCCTGTTTTGACGTGGCAATTCACGTCGGATCAACGAATAGATTTGGTCGCGAAGGGGGGAAGCGAGGTAGATAAGTTCGTAAAGAGTGGTCTTATTACAAACCTTCCAAACAAATCCGTGTCTACACAAACCTAAATTTCTGTTTTCTTTATATTTTTATATTAAACTAGTCAATAAGCCCCAGCGTAACGCGTTTTCTGCTGTGATGTTAATCTCTTTTGTAATTATAGAATCCAGATTTTCACCGATATTCGTCTTTTCTTTGTAAAGGTGTTTGATACACGTCATGAGGTTGTTGGAATTTTGCATTTCGTCAACCATATCCGAATATTTCCCCCAAAATCCAGTTGTGATTTGATGAATTAAGATGTTGCTATATTTCGTGCCCAAGCGTTTTTTCGCCCCGAGTAAAAGAAACGTCGCGGCGGAAGCTACGAACCCGTCGACGATGCATACGACGTCTACTTTGTTTTGTTCTATATGCATCAGTCCAGACAACCCGGCAAACGCATCGCCCCCGGAGCTATGAATATATAAACAAACTTCATCTTTCTCGTTTTTTAAAGCAAAATCCGTTGCCTTTTTTAAACTTTCAACCAATTTTAAAATTGTTTTTTTCGTAACATTGCAGTAAAAAAAGATTTTGTTGTCAACCGTATTGAGAAGGTCCTTGTCCGCTGAAGCATCTTCATCCTCCTCGTCTTCTTCGTTTCTTATTGTAAATCTGCACGTTTTTCTCTTTTTATGTGTGTTTAACATTTCTGTATTTTTTAATACGTTTAATACTTTTAAAATTGAAAGATAAGGTAATGATTTATGATGACGTGGAAACACGTTTTATTTTTGCCATCGACTTGCTTGTCTCTATTATGTTTATCGTCCAAACTTACGTAGATTTTACCAACCATCAAGAGGAACCACACAGATAACATGGTGCTTTTTTTGTCGTGCTAAATCAAATGAACATGAATTTCCGACGAATAAAATATTTTATTCCTCTCCAATTTTATGTTCCAATTTTTCTCTTTTTAATTGCATTGCTGTAACGACCATGGTATTTTTGAGTTTAATAAATGTATCGACCGTATTTAAAATATTGAGAGCGTCCTGGTATACTTTCATCTTCTTCGCCCCTTTCAGCGGAGCGAACAATTCGCGGCGCTCGCGCTTGCGGGGACCTTTTTTGAGAACACGCAGAGAATACCATTTTCTGCCAAAAAAAAATAAATTTTGAAAAGTTCATGAGCGCTTCAAAAAAAATAATAGATATGATATTTTAAATCTTGACTTTTTCTTCTTATTCTTCACTCTGGATATTTCCAATTTTGGCGAAAACGTTTGGAGAAAAAATCTAGAAAAAAAAAATCTAGGTGTTCGAAACTGAACATAAGCGCATGTACCTCACGGATCCTGGTCACACATTTGGGGGTTCTCCAGAAATTCGTATTGAGCGCGCAACTTAGATTTGTTTTAAGAAGGCTTCAGAACCCGAATCATTCAAATTGTCGTTGTATAATTGTTGCAACAATTTTAAATTTGTAATTAATAATGATGAAGACGCGAGTCATAACGCGTGCACAAAAAAGAAAAATTGCAAAATTTAAAAAAATTTGGCAAAAAGTGAATTCGGCATTAGAACACAAACCCAAAAACTCCAGAGATCCAATAACCCTGGAGCCGATTTCAAACGTCGACAAACGATTCAGACTCGTGTCGAAAAGTGGGCATTTATATATTTTCGACGCACCATCTCTATTAGATTATATGAAAAAAAGCGGAAAATTACTAAACCCAATAACGCGCGACGAAATCGATCAGATCGAAACAACTCGACTGAAACGAATTTGCGGCTTTCAAGGTCAGATTTTTAGCACTGGTACCGACGGAGGACCCCCCGTCGACGACATTCAGGGCGACGAAGTTTTCGAAATTATATTGACAGATGTGGGTGACATCGTAACCAACTTAATTGATGCGTGTGAACATTCGTGCGAGTGGCCCCTCGAATTATCACAGATTTCACAAATCCGATTCTTATTTATAACATATGTTCACAACGGCACCGGAACAAGCATCGAAGATAACATTCGCCACGCAAAACGACAATTTATTGAATGCTTTGATCCAATCAAAGTAATAATCCGCCAAAATAACGTCTATTTCGACATGGATCTTCTGTCAAGGGTGCACGATCTTTGCGTGTTGACGATTGAAGATTTTAATGGAAATTTTTCAAGGAGACGCTAGAATTTAGAATTTAGAATTTAGTAGAATTTAGAATTTAGAATTAGGTCGATTACTTTTTTTAAAATTGAATCGATTAGCAAAAAAAATCGGTATTTTCATTTATATACCCCTAGCTACGGTTCTTGAGATAGGTTTTCTTTAAATTCTTAAATCTATTTTGAACTTTGTTAAATTTACTTTTTACACCAACGCCTTGCCGCCCAAGCCCATAATGTAGCGGAAGATGTTGTACGAGTAGGCGAGGACGAAAATGGAGACTCTGTTGGATGAGAGGTTCTCGCCGCCGTTGGCGGCGTTGTTCGCGAAGAGCTGGTCGTCGAGCTGGAGCTTGATCTTCGTGGAATCGATGCGCGCAAGGTTGGCGAATCCGACGGCCTGGAGAGGATCGGGACCAAGGGGCGCGAGCGAGAAGGAGAAGCAGTAGACAAATTTGCGGCCAGCACCCGAAGCCTTGGTGTGCGCCGGGGGGTGCTGCAGGTGCTGCATCATCATGAGCTTGCGCTGGTATGACTCGTGGAGCATGTTCGCGCCGATCGTGGCGGGGCCGCCCGAGTTGAGGCGCAGGGAGTTGAGCTCGATCGAGGCGGCGAGAATCGCTGGCATGGGCAGGCCGGTGACGGGCTCCGTGATGCCCCCCCAGTCGAAGTGGCCATTGCGGTGCTGGGTCATGGCCGAGTAGGCGCCCTGGGTCGTCGAGGCGACGAGGTTGTGCTGCGACTGAGCGACAACGAAGATCGCCGCCGTGGGGTGCGCGAAGGGCAGTGAGATGTCGATCGTGCCCATCGACGACGAGGAGTACTGCGTCTCCTGCGTGTCCCAGCACGTGATGACAGTCTCGAACGAGGCATCCGAGTACAGAACGCGCTCGTCGTCCGAGAGGTAGGCGAATGAAACGAGGACCTGCCACTTCATGTCCGAGAAATTCAAGTTCGACACCGACGTCGTTGACGACGTGAAGAGAGCAAGGCGGCCACCCGTGAGGCCCGTGGACTGCGACGCGGCGACGTCGACCGACTGGCCGGCGCGGACGACGGTCGTGACCTTGTGCGCCTGGTCATCGGTGCCGTCGCTGTCGACGAGAGCCGTGGTGGATGAACCGTCGGCGTACGCGGCGACAGCCGACGTCAAAGATTGGGGCTGGATCGCGAGGCGCACGGAGTGGAACGAGAGCGTGATGAGCGAAAGAGCGTTGCCACCCTTTTCGCCGGGGGGCGAAAGGAAGAAAGCGAAGGGGAGGTCGACGTAGTACAGTTGCATCTTCTTCGACATGTTGATCGATTCCTCGACCGAGTCGAAATCACCCCAGCACTCCTTCCAGACCCACGCGTCCGTGAGCTCCTTCCAGATCGACATGACAACCGTGGAGAGAGTGTCAACGACGGAAGAACCGACGATCAGCTGGACGGATTTGATGAGGGCGAGCGCCGGCGCCCAGCGGGGCGTGCAGGCGTAAGGGAAAACGGAGGTCGCCGCCGTGGGGTCGACGATGGCGTTGCCGCCCATGGCGTTGATGGCCGTCTTTTGGGCGACGTCGTGAACAACCTCGTAGTACTGGCCCGTCGTGGGGGCGTTGCTCGAGGCGACGGTGGGCTGGATAACGTTAGCAAGACCGGGAAGAGCGAGTTGGATGTACAAAGCGTACACGACATCACCGACGCGGGGAATGTCGACGTTGGTGTAAGAACCAGACGTTACGGTGAACGAATCACACGCAAGCGTCTCGAGGGCGAAGTGCGTGAGCTTTTTAAACGTACGGCGGAAGGCCGTGTGGGCGTCGGGGCTAGAAGCTGGAAGTTCGAGAGCATAATTGGCAGTTCCGGTCGCGGCAAGATTGATTGTTCCACCACCAGCAGAGGCCATGGTAGGATAGTTTTTTTTTCACTTATATATACACAAGAAAAAAAAACGTCCAATTAGCCATTTTTTTTATGAACGCAGGGCACTTCTGGTGGTTTTTTTAATTTGTGTAGATTTTTAGACGGGGCTGTAATTTCGGTGTCGGTAACGCTTTTGTATTCAAAAAGACGTTTGTGACTAGAAAAAGTATTGTAATATCTAATGTCGCCTTTAGAATATGCTGGGTATTCTTTTAAAAAATTTAAATAATCCATCACCACTCCCTTTTTATTTGACTAGAAAAAAAAATGAAAAATAAATAGCCGCAGCGCGTTCTTGTTTTTTTTGTTGCCTTAGTTTAACAAACTGTTTACATGTTGCTAAACGAGTTTTCGCCCGTGAATTTGTCTCAAAGTCACAAAACTATTTTGTTTGTTTTCGCTGGTAGACAAGAGTATATGAAGATTCTTATTAGATACCTACGAAAAGAACTTGAAAACAACACGCTTAGTGAGGTTCATTTGTGGGATATGTGTGGGAAAAACGAGGACAATAGAGATTATTTAAACACTTTAGAGGGAAACGGCGTCAAAGTTATGAGAGATAAGCGGATGGACCAGGGGTCGGGTTATGCACATAGGTGGAATCTGGCGTACGAATACTATTTGACAAATTGCAAAGATGATGATATTTTAATTAAATGCGACGATGATATCGTATACATAAAAAATCTAATCCATCTTGTGAATTACACAAAATCCAAAGAAACAGTTGGACTCGTATATCCAAACATTGTGAACAACGACGCAGCCGCGTGGGTTCAATTACAAAAAGGAATGATCAATATTGATACAAAAAGGTGCACAAAAGTAGGCCAAAAAATAAAAGATGCTGCATGGGGAAGTTCGCACGCTACGGCAAAATGGGCCAAAAGGGGTGGCGTCTTATCAGATTGGTATCGAAAAAAGGATTGTGCGGATTGGGTGTTTGACGAATTTCTGGCCAATCCATCGAGTTTTGAATTAGATGAAGTATATACCTGGAAAGTTCCGCAACGCGTAAGTATAAATATGTTCTGTGCAAAGGGGAAACATTTCAAAGAAATTGTTCAATGGTTTCTTTCTCATAAAAACAAAGATGACGAACAATTCTTGTCTTTTAGGTATCATAAAAATAACCAAAACAACCGAGATATAGAATATGCAATGGTGTTGAATTCTGTTGTGGTTCATCATTCATTTCGACCCCAAAAAATAAAGAAAGAGGAAAGTAAGAGATTTGAATTCTTGGCACCTCTTGCAAACGAAAGTGCGGCCCAAAAAATATCCTTACAGCGATTTGAAAGTTTGTCTCTTCAAACAAATCATTAGAAATTACCAATTCGAAGCCTAGGACCACCCAGCCGCCAAACTAGAATCTTGATCGGGCAAAAGTGACGGATACTCCAAACCAAGCATTTTTATTGCGTCCTTTTGTTGATTTTTTGCATCTTCAAGAATTTCATATGTACTCACATTTAAAACATTATTTATATTTTCATCCGATGAAAACATGGATGCTGCCTCTGCATTTACAACCGCGGCGGTTGCGTCGATAACCGCAAAGAGTGGATTCGAATCCTGTTTCGACGACGCTACCAACTTCCCAGATTGTTCAATGAGATGAATACACACGTTTTTTGTTCGTTCAGATGTGCCATGTCCGGCTAACATGGATAGAAAGGAAATCGAAGCAATTATTCCTAAAACCACCAGAGTTAAATATACCAAGTTCATTTTAATAAACCAATAAAATAATAGTGTTCTTATAATAACGAAGTTAAACGAGACTGCAAAAAAATGGTAAGACTTGCTACTGCGTTTCAAATTTCCCCGCAAAAAGAAAAGATCAGAAACCAAACACCAAACCCAAACGCCACGTCTGTTATACCGAAGACGATCTCAACGGCACGAAATGTACAACATCCGCAGCAAATAACGCCCGTAAATCTCATGGCTCCTAATTACAAAAAGAAATTAACATCGACGACGACGACCCAAGAGAGCACGGATCCTGCAAAGCAGGAATTTGTGATTAGAATGAAAAATGAAGATATAAGGTTTGCTGTGGAGTGTATATTTTGTTTTATATTAATGTGGATTTTGCTTATTATGTCGAACAAAATATCAAAATTGCAATCTCATGTTCAAAAATTAACAAATGCAATCATTGATATGAAAAGACGATGATTTTAGACGAATTTTTAAGAACCTTTAAGACCGCGTCTTCTCAAAAGGTCTTGTGTAGCCTTGTCTCTTCCTAAGTTTTTCACGTTCCTATTGAATGTGTCATATTCAGATTCAGATAAATCTTTCTTAGCAGTGATATAATCCGCCAACACAACTATAATTCCTCTGTTTACCCCGGAATCGTCAGAATAGAAATAATTTCTTGCTTCGTTAAACTTCAGAGTTAATGGTACTAAAACTGAATCTGAATCTTCATGGTTGACACAATTTGTATCACCAATAATATAGTCCACGCCTACGGGGTCGCAGTTTACCACTGTAACTTTCTCGGCAGCGCCACCAACATACCAGCATTCTCTACTATTTAAAATGCAAAATTGCTGAGCAGTTGTGGGTGTAAACCGTATTGAATCTCCTTTTTTAACAATGAGAGTGGGAAATCTCGTGGTCAGGATATTACCGGACGCGTCGCTGCCGGTAATATTCCAGAAAGTTTGCCTTTCTTCCCATGTAACCGAAACATCGTATGTATTGCCAGAAGAAGAAGGAGGACTTGCAACTGTGGGTTTTTCATCTTTTTCCGAAAACATATTGTACACGAAATGCAAAATTCCGGGAATTATTGTAGCCAGTAACGACACCATAATAATACAAATCCATAACCAGCGCGGCATGCCCCCTTTTTTGGTGGAAAGGTAATTTCCAATTTCTTGCCAAAACATCATCATGTTTCCTTTATAATTACAGAGAAAATTTACAAAACCGGGGTCCCCAATTCCTGATGTCGCTGTCGCCCTGCGGAATCGAGAAACATATAAGTGGATCGGCACTCAGTGCGTTGTTTAGAGAATCTAGCTTATACACGACGGCGTGGTCTACGCCCAGGGTTCCGTCGTATTCGTCTTCCAGCATTTTTAACATAACCCCGGCTCCTTTACTCGTAATTACATATGCATGCAGCCAACGATCTAGATCTTGTTTGTTGGAAGAATTCATTTTTTTGTGTTTTACTACATTACTGGAAACCTTTACAGTATTTACGGACGACCTTGGCTCTTTCCTGCCACCTGTGTAAAGAACCAGCCCTCCCGGGATTGCTTCAAATTCATCCAAAACTTTGGGATATTGTTGTACGTACAATTCAGAAAATAACGCGTCGTCTTCAAAAATTGCCGCTTGTGTAATATGTTCGTCCCTTATCTTCTTCCATAAAAGCGCGTGACTTAAAAGACATCCGATTTCACCCTTGTTAATTTTGAAGCTTTTGCCCCGCGCTTCCAATTTTTTATTTAGATGGTTGTATAGCTCTAAGGCATCGCGCGACGCTGTTTGTAACACTTTACCATCTACACCCTTAAATATTCTTATTTGCTTCTTGTTTGCGGTTCCTGGAAAATTATGTAGAAAGTTGTTTAGCCTATCTGACCTTTTCTCAAGATTTATGACAAAAGTTTCCATTGTGACAAAATATTTGTATATACTAAATATTAATTTAGTCCCGGAAATGGCACCGATCAAGGTGAACGAAAAACTCTTCAACGATTTGTGTCATAAAATCACAGAATCTACTTTCGAGAACACGTTTCTTCGAAGCGTTTTTCGTAAAAACGCCGGAATGGCATTTATGAAATCCGAAAATTTATTAGAAATTAGATTGCGCAATCAAATCACAATCTTTCGTAAAAAAAAGCAAATTTATGATGGAAATTCAAATGTATACGAATTTCAAGGTGCTGTCGACGGCAAGATCACGGTGACGTTAATTGTCAAGGAGTTAGAATGGAACGAATACAAAGAAGAAAGGAAAATCTTGCGAGATATTCAAGATGATTGTCAAGATGATGGAATCTGTAGAACATGTCCTTTAGTGTATGCAAGGGTAATTAACAAGCCAGTAAAGGAACATTTCTATATCATTATGCCAAAAGCGACGGGCTCTCTTCTCGATCTTAAAGAAATCATCCAAACAAACATTCAAAGTAAGAAGCACTACACAAATTTAGTTTTTAGAATAGTAGAATCCGTGAGAAAAAGTTTTGTCTGTCTATATAAAAAAGAAAACAGATTTTACTCAGATCTAAAACTTGAAAATGTTTTGTTCACATGCAACAAAGACAAAACAATAAGTTTAGTTCTTGGCGACGTTGGTTCTCTTTCAGACGAATTCTTATCAACGTATCCAGCGCCTGAAATAAAAAGCGGGACGTTGTCATCCACGATAAATTTTTCCAAAACTGGATCGTGGTTTTTGGGCCACTTGTTTTTAACAATGTGTATGAAAGACGTGGGTGAACAACTCTATTCGCATGAACTCATGGAAAGCCTGGACCCGTATGGCGAATACGACATGGAACAGGTGGCAAAAAGCAAACGGGATGTTTGTAGGAATAGAAAAATCTTATCTTCGGCGTTGTGGATGGGTGTACTGGACAATCACTTTCAGATGTCCTTTGGAAAAACCGGTTTATCATCTTATTTGCATTTCGACGCACGCAAAAGACCATCCGTGTACAGGAGAATATTGGACGACAAAGTGTATAGATTCAAATCACAAGCAAAATACGAAAAACGCAACAGGCAAATATTATCACAGGGCAATGGAATCCAGAATCTATAATATTTAAAAAATAATTTGCATATTAAATAAATGGACCCGTCGTTACTTTTGTGTTTTTTTATAATTTCAATGCTTGGAATCACGTGTGGATCCTTGATGTATTTTGTAGAAATGAAGAAAGATATTCCAAGATTGAATCAAAATTTTGCTCTTCTTGACAATTCGTGCAAAACTTATTTACAAAAAGTGACACAAATGCCGACATGGAGAAAAAATTTATTAGGTGCTATTTGTTCTTCGCTGATGGTGACTGTCTTTTTGACAGCAGCGTATTCCAAATGTTGTGTGGGAGGACAGGGGGGAATGTCTCGTTCTCAGTTAGCAGCGGTTTCCCTGCTTTCGGTAACAATAACTTCGTTCATAGTATTTCAATCCAAAAGCAATTTCGAACATTGGCACGTGATATGTGACGCAACGTGTTTGCCTACTTTATAGCGAATACAACGAACTGTACCCGTGTATTTTAAAAATGGTCCTTCCTTATTATTTTTAATTTCTGATTTTAGATTAGAAAAAAATATTTCTAATAGATAAGAGAAAAAAAACTTTAATGGCCTGGGCCGAAGTACAAAAAACAACGGTATCTTTCAGAGGTTTCTTAGGAATTTCCATCCTCGCTATCCTCCTTCTAGGTGCGCTGAACTGGATGTTCGTGCTACTCTCCGGAATGAGCAATCCGTATTACACCGAAATGGACGGAACGCTCGATGCCAAATCGCTCAAAGGACAGGATTCGTTTGAAGTAGCCACGCCTGTCGCGAAAGATATGCTTCATTTCTTAGGAAAGAGAATGAGCAAGGGATTGAGAGTTTCGAGCATGCAGGAAAAAATTGAGTATGATACCATGCAAGCTGCCAAAGAAACTGGTCCAACCTCTGACACTAACAAGAAACATATTTCCAAGCACGATGCTCTTAAGGGTCTCACAAGTTTGCAATTCGTCGTTTACCTTCTTGTTTTCCTCGCGTTCTTGTGGTTCTTCATTGCTCTCGCCGTTACGAAGACTACGAAACTCGGTGCGAAGCTAGGTATCGAAACGAATTAAATATCAATTTACACATCAAAAACATGTCCCCAATATGTCCCCAATATGTCCCCAATATGTTCTCAAAGATTTTTTTTTTTTGTCTCTTTTACATAAAACGAATACTCTGGAAAACGAGTCTGTCTTTTATGGTAGAAATTGTTGTTGGTTAAATACAAGATCCAGTCTTCGTAATTATTTGCAATACTTTGGAACGTAAAATGATTTCTTTCGGATTTTTTAAAATAGATATAAGATTCATGTCTTAATTTTTCGGCAAGCTCTACGCTTCCATCCCAAATCATTTGGTTGTTTTCGTCAAATTTAAACATAGCCAAACGGCGTATTGAAAATGAGCCGCAGGAAGAAACCAGTATGTTTTCAATGGCTTCATACCTTGTGGGGTTCTCGTAAAAGTCCATCGAGTACGTGTCAAAGAGACTTTCTGTCATCGCAGATCTGGTGTGTTTCAACAACGAACAATCTTCCAACCCGTCCATGTTTTTCTCGGCAGCGTAGTCGTTAAGTCCGGTTCTTCTAATCAGCCGCAGTCTCCGTGCTAGTCAGGAAAATGTCTAGAAAATGTCTAGATTTTTTTTTCTCTAAATTTTCTAAGATCTAGGATATGCACTCTTGCGCGTTTAAATTTAAATTTTGCAAATAATTAACAAAGTAACTACGATGAATGGAAATGAGTTTGACGACAACACCAGCGGACAAAGAGATATGGCAATATTTCAAGAACTTTGCAATCGCGAAGAAATTGATCTCAACCAGAAACCCTACAACCCCAACAAAATAGAAGACATCAGCAGCGAACCCAACCTCGTGTTGGAAATCCCAGAGCCCGTCATAAAAAATGAATTCAAGAATGACTTAAATTCATTCATCTTATCAGGAAGTGGAAAAATGACACTACCTCCGCCTGAGCCACAAACAACTTCTCACGTAAACTTAAACGAATCGCTTCCGCCGGGATTTTTAGGATCTCAATTCAAAAGTTCGGAAGTGCCACCTATGGAATTCCCCCCGATTCCACACACACCTAAAGCAGCGAGACGCGAAAAAAGCGTTTTTTCTCATATTTCTGATCATTCTGAAGCTTTCAGAGAAAGGCCAAGTACACAAAATTTAGATGTAGACAAAGCGTCCATCTTACACGAAATAAAACAACTGCAAATGTTGAATCCAACAACGGCGGTGACTGGTAGAGACTTTTCTCTGAATGATTCTTACGAAACACTGCAGCTTGGGTTGTTTCAAGTAAAACAATCCGTAGAAATCGCCAGTGGCGTTAACACGATGAAAGATTTTCTGAAAATGGGGTGCACTGGCTTAGAGTTGGGATGCAACAAATTTGGGCGGGGTTACGTTAACCTCAACGGATGGTCTGGAGAAGTATGTACTGATATCAACGGACAATCGTCATCGTACAACGCGCCCTTACAACAAATTTACAGAAAGTATTGGCGAAACGGCGGTAGTGGTATGAACCCTTTTCTTCAACTTGTTTTCTTGCTTCTTGGAAGTGCGACTGTTTATGGTCTAAAAAAGAAATTTTTAGGCACAACGTCCACTTCAAGTGTACCAGTAAGAAGCAATCCACCGGGTCCTTCGGGTCTCGGCCAGGAGGCAAATACACAAGCAATGCCACACAATAGACCCCGGTCTATGAAAAGGCCTACGGTCCCGCCTAACAACATGGGGAAAAAACCAGAAAGCAACCTGTCTTTTAATCAATTCGACAACGACAACCTAGCAACAAAGTTACCAGAACCGGATATGCAAATACCAAATAATGCACCAGCAATTCCAGGAATGGGGATAATCCCAAACATGCTACCGCAAATGGGCGGAATGGGTGGAATGGGCGGAATGGGCGGAATGCAAATCGATCCACAAATGTTAGCGACCGCTATGAAGGCCGTTGCTCCTATGATGGCTAACTTAGGACCAATGATGAGTGCAATTCAAACATAAAAATATAATTTTGATAGATAATAATATGTTAGTGATCTACATTTTTTTACTCATTGCAGTTGTAGTGGTCAGTGTAGTTTTAATGGTGTCGATTAATAATACAAAAAGAAAAACCGTGAAAGTCCCGCAGAAACTTGCAGTTGAAAGGAAGTTGAACAGTTTACTAACTGCGTCGTATTTTATTAATCTAGATAGACAGCACGAAAGACGAGAATACATGGAAGCACAGTTTAAAGATCATGGTATAGATTGCAGAAGATTTAGTGCTTTTGATAAAAAACTGCTAAGCGAAACCAAATTAAATGAAATGAAAATGAACAATGTTCTGCATAAGAATTACAATCCAAGACCAAACAATGGGTCAATAGCTTGTTTGATTTCGCACGTAAACTTGTACAAACAAATTTACGAAGAATATGATGGTGGTATATTTTTAGTGTTCGAGGATGATTGCAAAATATTGCCAGATTTTAGTGAAAAGTTAAACAATTACTTAGAAAGATTGCCTGAAGAATGGGACATGATTTGGCTTGGTTATAATAAAATTAAAGGTGAAAGGTATGACGATAATTTTTATATACCTTTAAGTGGAAACAACATCGGTTACAATTCACAACATCATTGTTATTTATTACACTATAATTTCATTCCGAAAATAATTGAAATTTTGCTTCCGCTGACAAGTAATTTTAAAACAAAAGACAAAAAATTAAGATATAACTTTGATAAATTTAAAGCCTTTTTCCTTAGAGAAAGATTGGCTGTTCAAGACATGCAACATTTCCCCATTTCAGAGAGAACTGGACGAAAGAATGGTTAAGTTCATGTTAAGTTATATATGGAATTGTAATGAAAGCCACCGGGGCAACTGCGCTCCAACCAAGAACGCGCGATAAACTACATTTGAATGAATCTAAATCGTCGTTTTCGTTTCCATAACAAACCATTGGCGGTGCTAAAAGAAATAAAAACAACGCAGATATTATCCATATACATACACACTGTAGTAATAAATTATCGTGTATTTTAGCAGTAGCATACGAGAGTTCACCGCCAATTCGATGTTTCCATCGTTCAGATCTTAGTTTTGTCGTATTTCCTTCTGCAACATTTATGGCCCTTTGGAACCTATTTGTTAATCCCCTCTTGGAATTTTCCAAAGAAATTGTTGGGGTCTCCATTTATTTACACATTTATTAAAAACACATTTCTTTTTTTTAAACGTGTTTTAAGTTTCAATTGTGTTATGTTGGGTTGCAATTGAATTGAGTTACAATGTAATCAATTCACATTTTCCGGTTTTTGTTATCGTCCAAATTTCTGGAGTTGAAATAGTTTCGGTCAATTTTAAGGTTAAGGCCGTTTGTTTTTCTTCCGAGGTCCATTTTTTTCTTCTTCTTTTGGTAGCACCTGGGTCAAATTTATGTGAAGCCAGCGTAGAACATGGGCACGAATCGCCGCAATATATATCTTTTAGGTAGTAATCCACCCAGGAACCGCAGGCCGTGGGAAGAGTTCCCCATTGATCAATCGATGGAGCCATTATGCCCCTTTCTCCGCCCACACACGGATAAAAACCATAACTAGAACCGGTACCCGAATTACAATCATGTGCTAGTCCAATGGAATGCCCCAATTCATGTGCAAAAGTTAAGAGGAGACTAAAATGATCATGTCCACATTTTCCGTCCGTAGTTCCATCAAATAAAATGTCTGTGTTGTTGTCTTTTCTCCAGCAAATAGAGGTGTTAATGTAAATATTTCCCAAATACCCGTTTTCGGAATTGTTGTCGTTTGGACACGTATACGTATTGTAGTTCGGATTTCCGTGTTCGTTGTAATCGCAAGGCTGGTGCTTATAGGCATACATAAGAACATTGCTTAGATTACAACCAGACTTCCAAAAGTCATAAGCACAAACGCGGATATCACCGATGTTGTATTTCGCCATGTCCTCCCCGCTTAAAGTCGCAGAGCTTACCTCTGGTAAATATCCGTCTGCGGGAATTTCTTCTCCGAGAACTCTAAAATGAACATCAACGTTTGTTGCAGTTTTAAAACATTCTCTCCACCACTGTAAGGACTTGTTTATTTCACGTTTCCACCCAGCTTCGTCCATATCTGTTTCGCATCGAGAAGTTGGATCATAATACAATTCTCCGTTATCATATTCTAATCCTATAGAACAATCAACATCTTTGTAATAGAATGTTCCGTTGCACTCACCCGGAACCTCGACTTCTGAGAAATTACCGTTGTCACAACAAACTCCAGTGTATTTGTTTGCGGTGGAATTTCCAAAAGGTTTCGATAGTATTCGATTTCCATCGATATCGTAACTTCCAGTGAGAGGAACTCCGTTATACAGCCCACCGACCCACACATTAGGTGGAACAAAACTAACAGTGAACTCAGCTCCATGCGAACTACACTGGGCAATTGCATTTCGAACACCTTCCCATTTTTGGGCCCTTGAACTTAGAATGGTAGATGAGAGACTAGATGAAGAAAAAGGTTTGGATTGCGTTGCAACCACGGATACGATGATAATGATAAACAAACTGAGAATGACAACGGAAATAAAAATACTAATGCCTACATCCATTTTTGGTTTAATACTAAAAATATAATTATTCTGCAATTATTCTGCAATTTTTTGACATTTTGAAATATTGCACTTTCCACCGAAATGTGAAATTAGAACAATTGAAAGCACGATTAACATGAGGGTAAACACAAGAGTCCAGAACGCAACACTAACCTCTGGCACATAGCTTTTCTGACAACAATCAAGAGTTTTTTCTGGTTTATTTAAATCCTTATTTACTGCGTTATGCAGATTGTGTAATGAAAAAACTAGTTCTTGTTGATTATTATAGCTTGGTTTGAAACCATCTTTAAAGTTCTTCTGTAAATTTTTCCGGCATTTGGAACATGGCAAAATGTAAGGTAATGCTTCTATAACGCTTAAATACGCCTTCCGTTCGTCTTCTGTTGGATTTTCAGGAGCACCATCAGCCATGGCGTGGAGCATGCCCCAAAAATGAGGACCCCAAAATTCTGGATTTATGTCTATTCTATCGTTGGGAAAAGTCATCTTGAAATAACTAAAGAAAAATATGTTGTAATACCAACAACACAAAATAAATAATGTCGGCTTCGCTCTCAAGCATGGTCGCCGCCTTTGTCTCACTTGGAATAATTTTCACTATAGGTCTTCTTTTGATAAGTTTCTTCAAACTGGGTGACGAACTAGAAACGCCCGTTCTCTCAGAAAGAACGGCCGGAGCTCAAATTATCGCTAAACCAACAAATTTATCTAAGAAATCCGAGGAATTAACGGCGGACAAACTCAGTACTGTCGTCGCTTCCATGAACGACGGTGATGTAATTTCACTCATGTTTTACAGCACGGGATGTCCATGGTGCAGAAAGTTTAAGTCGGAAACCATTGAAGTGCTCGAAAAAGATGATAAACTTCCATTCCCGATCATGATGATCCAGGCCAGTCCAGAAATGAAGGAACACATCGGAAAAGATGAAACATTGAAAAAGATTGCGTCCGAGGTTAAAGGACTCCCCACATCCGTAGTATTGCAGAAGAAAGAAGATGGTCTTTACTATTTCCCCATTGTAGGCTTCCTACCACCAGACGGGTTTCTTAAGAAAGCCGAAGAATCGCTTCAGAATTCAAAAAAGGTCTAATGCCGGTCTAATAAATAAATGTACGTTCGTAAAAGATTTTTTTTTTGTAAATGAGTTTAATAACAACACAGAAAGAGGAGAAATATGCAAAAAGTTCCAGTCGAAACTATTGGTAGTAACGATGCGAAAATTGGGATGCAAGCATTGTTTAACGATAAAAGAAAAATGCAAGAACAGGCCGAAAAAGAAGGAGCTGAAATAATAGAAATTCCATTGCCAGACAACCCGGGCGCCACGCGTCACGCGGGAATACCAGCGGAAGCCGTCGGCGCTATGGCAAAAGCCCTTGCTGACCAAGCCGATGGTCTTCGTCAACAGAATCCCACTTTGAATGATGACATGATTCGCACCCTAATTACGACAAACGGGGGGTTATCAATTGCGAAATTTATGAAAATGTATCCAGGAATCTTTTATACGTTCACAGCAAGAGAAACCCAGGGTGAAACCAGGGGGAGAATGTTGCAAGTTATAATGTTAAAAATGCAACTCGAGAAAGGAAATATAAGCAGGGAAGATTCGCACGGGCTTCTAGCTGATCTCTTCGGCGTTAACGAACAACAGAGAGCGGATCTGCGTTCGAATTTAGAAAAAATAGCAGAATCCCAAAAAAAGAATTAATAAGGAATGGATTATTTAGTGAGCGCTTTTTTTATTTGTGCATGACGTTTCCGTATTAAATTCATAATTTTGTGAGACTCTTCTTTTGTTATTTCTAACCACACTGGAATCCACAAAGACCAGTCGTTATTCATACTAGCGTTTAAAATATCAGACACAGATTTCTTTGTGTCGAAATGTTTTTTTAGAATTTTGATGATCACGTCCATTTTATTTTTCTTACCGTATAGATTAGACACCATTGTCTCCGTTTTTAAATGATTCTTCATGTCCTGTTGGAGGCGTGCTATTTCTTGTGAATTGGGCTTTGACTTGGTCGGTTTCGGTTTCGGAGTTTTGGGTTTGTTGCTTGGTGTGAGAGGTTTATTTTTAGGTTTGGGTGTTTTTGGTTTCGGTGGTTTTGGTGCGACGTCGAAATTGTATCCGAAATTTTCGTCAAAGTCTTCTAAGATGTCGAAATCGTCGTCGAAATCGTCGTCGAGATCACTGTCGACGGTGTAGAAATCCGGGGGAGGTGTTGTAGTTTTTAGCACATTTTGAATTTTTTCAGCTTCGCTGTGGTAGTAGGATGGAAGCTTTATATTTTTAAACGCGCCATCTGCAACCATTTCATCCAACGTGTCTAATGTAACTCCCCACTTGACCTTCATTCTTTCGTTATGTCCAAACCACCTAGACACGTTGGCATGTTTGTAATCGTAATCTAAAACGTTTTGGTACTCGGGTGTTCCGCTTTTGTTGTTATAACATTGAATGTATCCCTTCTTCGTGCGTGCGTTATTATCATATTGCTCGGGACGTTCTAGTCGAACGAAGTACTGGGTGAGCCATTTTTTTGTGTGAGAATTTAAGATATTTTTGTTTCGAAGTATAACTATTGCTATATCATCGTTGTTTTCAGTTGCGCTTTTCATATCCAAATCTTGGTTGTAGGAATGCGCTAACTCATGATACAGGATTCTATAGTATATTTCCCCCAAAGATTTAATTTCGTACAATTTAGAATAGGCCTCGAGCGTAATTTTGAGAAAAAGGAATTTTAAAACTTGCCATTTCGTGGGAGGTTTGACTGGGAGCTGTTTGCTTTCAAAAACGTACGGCCACATTTCGATGGCAGCTGCAGTGGGGCCTGACACGGTGGCGGGGTGATGGACACCTTTTTCCTGTCTGTAAATATAAAGTATATCGTGTGCTTCTTGCGTTGGTTTCATCAACACGTTCTGTACTTCTCCCTCGGAATGTCTTTTTTTGAAAAAGTAATTTTCCAACTGAGGAAATATTTCGTCAAAGACGTGTATCCTCGCCCCGTGTTCGGAGTAAAAATTCATAACATTTATATATAAAAATATTATTTGAACTTAACAACAACAAGATGATGAAACTCCTTCTCTTGGCATGTATCTTTTTTAAGACGCTTTCCTTTAACGGGAACGGGAAAACTCCCGATTCGTTGACTGTAAAAGATCCGTTTGATATTCGATTTTACTCACCCGTTACTACAGAGTCGTGTGCAAAATTAGCCACTGCTCTTGTAAACTTGGACAAGGAGTCAAAAATAGCAGAGATTTATTATGGTTCTAAAGCACCGATAAAATTGCATATACAGAGTCTAGGTGGTGAGTTACTTCCGTCTATATATGTGTGCGACTTGATACTCTCTCTGGATACGCCCGTGCATACATATGTAGACGGTTTTGTCGCGTCGGCGGCGTCGCTCATTGCTGTCTGTGGCAAAAAAAGGTATATTACTCCGAATTCTCGAATGTTGATCCATCAACTCAAATCACAGACTTCGGGAAAACTGAGTGAAATGAAAGAACAAGTTGATAATTTAAGCGATATTATGAACAGTGTAAAGTCAATTTATACAGAACAAAGTTACATCACTGAAAACGAACTTGATCATCTTTTAACACAGGACATTTGGATTTTACCAGACAAATGTCAGGAACTGGGATTTGTCGATGAAGTATCATAATATCTTAATATTATACACCACCGCGGAGACGTAAAACTAGATGAAGCGTCGATTCTTTTTGTATATTGTAATCGGAAAGGGTCCTCCCATCTTCTAATTGCTTGCCTGCAAATATAAGACGCTGTTGATCTGGGGGAACTCCTTCTTTATCCTGAATTTTTTGCTTTACGTTGTCAATGGTGTCAGATACCTCGACGTCGAGAGTAATTGTTTTTCCAGTTAAAGTTTTTACAAAAATTTGCATTTTTTTTTGGTCTTGTAAAAACAAAAGAATTTTTTTTTGAATTTTTTTTT